AAACTTAAGAAACCAAGATGGAACAATGCCTAAAAAGGGAGATGATAATTACGTTTCTCCTAAAGAAAGGCCTTTTGCTGATCAAAAAATAGGATTACTTCCAGATGAATTTGTTTTTGTAGAAAGAAAAAATGTAAGAAAGAATCCAGGTGATAGGGTGTTTAAGTTTGATTTAAACACAGCAACCTACAAAGGTGCTATAAACGGTAGAGAAATAGAAATTAAAAAGAACCCTTGGAAGAAAGAGTGGACTGAAGTTTCTACAGGTCAGGTGATAGGTAGAACTTTTGGAGAATCTGTAGATAATTTAAGAAATGTTTTTAAAAGTGTTCAGGGTACTGTTTTTTCATCAGATCCTAATTTAAATACAAAATCTTTTGAAAACGCTAAAATTTCTTTAGAAGCCTCAACAAGTGAAACTACTGGTATTCAACCAGATGTTGTTGTGAAGCCATTTATAGATAGCGAAAGTATTATTAATAAAATTAAAAAAAGAAGATACACAAAACCTCAACTAGAAGCTATTCAAAAGGCTTTAGTAAAAATACAAGAAGCTAAAGCTGATCCCACATCTATGCCACTGGAGATAGTGCTTGAAGATGGAGGTATTGTTATAAATGATAAAAATCAAGTTGTTTTTAAAACTTACGGATATAACTTTAGCGACAGCCCTTTGCTTGAAGGAATGAATGATCAGCAGAAAATAGAGTTTTCTTCAGAAAGAATGATTCAAGATTTTAATTCAAGAAGATCTATTTCGGATCCAGATTTTGGATGGTACAGTAAAACAAAAGATGCTATACAAAAAAAGTTTGGATCTAATGCTAATTTATTTATTGAGTTGTTGGGGGTTACGTCTCCACAGGCTTCACCTAAAGCTAATTTTCAAAAAGCATCTGAGGCTATACAGATGTATAGTCAAGGGTATTTTGATACAGCTTTAGAAAACTATAATACAAAAGTTCAAGAGATAATAGAAAAATTTGACTCAGGTAAGTTAGGAAACCCAGACTTAGTTAAGACTAGAAATAAAATGATAAGCATGATAAAACAAGCTTCTGAAAATTCTGGTATAACAAAAATGAATGGAATGAAGTTTGGTATAACAGGAACTACGGGTGCTATAACAAGAGTTTTATATGGTAACTGGATGAGCAATAGTCCAGGATTAAAAACAAAACAATTTACAGAAAATCTTTCTGGTAGAAACAGAAGAGCTACTATAGATGTTTGGGCTGCAAGAAACTTAAAAAGATTACTTTATGCTGATTCAGGTCTTCCTTGGAGAGCTAGATCTTTTCAAGAAAATGGTGTTAATCCAAAGGACTTTGCTTTCGCACAAAGTGTATATGCAAGAGCTGCTGAAAAACTTGGAGTCAATATAGATGATTTACAAGCTGCTATGTGGTTTATAGAAAAACAATTTTGGTTTGATAATAATTACGACTCTAATAAATCTGGTTTTGAAAAGGCTACAATGTTAGATCAGGTAGAGGCTTCTAACGCAACGGAAAGAATGATGATCGGTGCTACCGCTTATATAGGTAATGTAACCGCAGAACAGAAAGCTAGATTAGAGGCTGTTGGTTCAAAAGCTGGTGCAGACGCAAAAGCAAGAGGTGCTTCAGATATAGAAATAGAGGCCGCTATGATAGATGCTATGCAGGGTGAATTAAGGCTAAATCAAGCTGTTGTTGATCTTAATGATGTTATAGTAAAGTTAAACCCTGAAGCAGGAAGAGTTTCTTTATCAGAGGGAGTTTATATGAATCAAGCAGAACCTAGCATAGATGCTGAAGTTTTGTTTACTAAGGGTACAGATATCACAAGTGTTGTGGATCAAGTTATAAAAATAGGGTTAGATAATAATCAAGAGTCCGTGTTTGTTTCTAAAACAACTGACTCAACTCATCCTAATGCTAGACCTTTTACAAGAATTGAGTTTACAGAATCTTTATCTGACTCTGAAATGGCTGAAGTTTCTAACATACTTACAAAAAATGGTATAACTGGGTTTTCAATACACAAAAATCAACAAGGGCAAAATATAGGATTATCTTTTCAATTTATTCCTGAGTTCTTAATAGATCAAGGGCTTACATTAGAAAATGTAAAAGAATTTGAAACAAAACATTTACAAAATACTGCTAAAGCATTAGCAGAAATACAATCAACACTTGGTGAAAATATTATAAACACCATAGAAAACGGACATGTTAACACTAAAATTTTTACAAATGGCGAATATGAAACAATTAAACAAGAGCAAAAGTCGTTTGAGACTAACATCCAAACAGAACTTACCAGAAGGCAAAGAGCGGTTGACCGTGGGGACGTCTCCAAGGACATCATCGATAAACGACAGGGAGATGTTTTTGATGAGCGAGGCATTCAAAGATTTCACGTCTTAAATGAATTTGCTGATAGACTAAAAGAATTACGTAAAGCTTTAGGCACTAGAGCTTATAGTGATCCATTTATGATAACACCAACTATTAAAGCTGGTTTATTTGTTATGGAAAAAACTCTTAGAGCTACTTCTAATATAGCTACTTCTATAGATGCTGGTATAAATTATATAAAATCTAATTTAAAAGAAGGTGAAAAGTTTACAAAAAAACAAGAAGATCAAATAAGAGATTACTTTAAAAACGAGATAGAGTCTGTTGAAAGACCTGGGGGTATTGATGCAAATAAAGATTCAGATCTAGAGGGTAATCAAGAGATTACTGAAGAGGAAATGACTCAAAGAGAATTAGACGAAGAATCTGTTCAAGAAGATGTTACGGAGGATGCTCCTTCTATAAACGAAACTCCTACTAAAGAAGAGTTGTCAGAAGAAAATATGGATAGTATGTTAGATGATTTACAAACCAGAACAAGATCTAAAATGTCTGGTGGTAAGAGGCAAAGCTTACGTAGATTATTTGAGTATATTAGGTCTGGAAGATTTCGTGATGATGCTATGATACAACTTGTTGAGCCTAAGTTTGTTATAAAGAAAAGGTTGCAACAATTAGCTGATCAGTATAATATGGGCGAAGCTGAATTTGAAGCTTTATCTCAATTAACATTATGGTTACAGGCACCAGGTGCAGCTAAATCTGAAATAGATGAAATGAATACTCGTTTATGGAGAGATGAAAATAATATAGTTATAATTAAAGGTAAACTTAAAAAAGGCGGTAAAGCTTTAACTAAAGGGCAGATAGAAAATATAGGAATGTTAAATGCCCTAGAAAGAATTATTCAACTAGATCAGCTTTCTGATCAAAATAAAGTTGTTGTTGATGCGATCATAAAAGAAATTAATGATGCTGTAAAAAAAATAAAAACTATAGAATCTTCTATCACAAAAAGTATTCAGTATCGTAAAAAGTCTAGGTTTAAAGAAATAGATGAAAAAACTAAACCATATAAAGAAAAAATATCTGAATTAACAAAACAATTAGATAAATTACTAGACCCTGCTGTTTCTAGAATGGGTTATACTGTAGAGGACGGTAAATACAAATTAATAGCTAAAGACGGTCAAGGTAATATTGTAGAGATTCCTACAGGAATAAACTATAAAGGGGATCAGTATCATAGAAGAAAACACCCAAAAGCAAAAGACAATAAAACTGTAAATAAAGAATATGCAGAGGGTATGATTGAGGCCATGAAAAGAAGAGAAGGGCCTAAAGAGTTTGATCTTATAAAAAGAAAAAGTGATCAAGTTTTTGATGAATACAAAAGAGTATTAAAAGAAGATTATGAAGAGGGCCTTATATCAGAAGAGCTTTATAATGAGTTAAAAGATATAAATTATTCACCTAGAAAGTTTATTGATTACCTTATATTTTCAGAAAGAAATGTTCTTAATTTAAGAGGAGATAATCAATACAGAGTTGATGGTATAGATAAATACATGCAAACATTAAAACATGGTAGCGATGGTATTTTATACACTGATCCTGTAAAATTGTTACAACAACGTATAGCACTTGCTCATAAATTAAGGTTTGATAACAGATCTAGAAAAGGTATTTATGAATTTATTAAAACAATAGAAAACGCTGAAACAACACAAGATCCTGTTCAGAAAAAAAGATTTTCTAATTTATTTGGATTAAGAAATGGTAAACCTATAACAGTAAAAGAAGCTGTGGGGCATACTTTAAAGCCTGGTGAGTCTGTAAATCCAGAAACCCATATAGAAGTTCAGGTTATGGAGGGTGGTAAAAAAATTAAATTTGCTATGACAATCGATGCTTATAGAAGTTTTATAGCAACACCACACGACACTAATATTCAGAAGGGACAATTAAGCTTACCTTTAAAAATTCTTGAAGGATTTTTTGGTGTACCAGGAAAAATATTAAAAACTTTTGCTACTGGTGTAGGAGCCCCTACATTTTTCTTAGTTAACCTTATTCTTGACTTTACTCAACAAACACATTTTACAGACACTTATAGTGGTGGTAGATTGTGGTGGAGAAGTATGTTGCCTATAAAATACGGAATGGCTTTTAGTGACTGGATGGCTGTTAGTAGAGACGCTTTTGTTGGCGGAGAAAGATCTAAAGAGTACGCTAGATTGGGTGGTAACTTAGAGTTTTTCACTGATTATGGTTTGGGTGGTTATGGTAGTGTGATGGAAATTAGTCAAGGAAATGTAGCGGCTAGAGTAAAACAGCTTATGGAACAAGAGGGAATGAGTGAGGTTGATGCTGTGGAGCAGGCTACTAGAGAAGAAGGATCTGCAATTTTACAAAAAAATGAGTACGATGCATTTACAAACCCAGAGTCAAGAGGTAGTTGGAATACAGCTAAAAGCTGGATGAGTAAATTAAATCAGTGGTCAGAAACAATGGCTCGTTTGGCTAATATGAGAAGATGGGAAATAAGATATATAAATGAGTATAAAAAGAAAAATGGTGGTGCGGAGCCAACAGGTGTTGATCTTGAAAGAATAAAGAAAAGGGCTGTTGCTAACGCTGTAGAGACCGCAAACTTTAATAACGGTGGTAGAGCTATAAAGGCCATGGATAAGGCTGGATTCTCTTATTTAAATGCTGCTTGGCAAGTAATGTATAGGGGTGCTAAACATATAAAAAGAAACCCTGGTATATTTATTTATGAGGCTACTCAATATGGACTTATGTTTGGTATGGCTTTAATGGCTTACAACCTTAGAAAATACAAGTGGATTGGAGAAGAGGAAGAAGATGATATATTAGATCAATTAGATAAAGCTAATGAAGAGGGTAATGAAGAAGAGATTCAAAGATTAGAAAGATATTTAAAAGATAAAAGAAAACCTTACTTAGATTTTATACCTGATTATGAAAGAGATAGATATCATATAATAATAACTGGATGGAATGATGAACAGGGTAGGCCTAAATACTACAAAATACGTAAAGATGAAAGATTAAGTTTTATTAATGCTCCATTTGAGTCATTAGCTTATAAATCAATAACAGGAAAAGATTATGATGCACGTAGAAATAATATATTTAACTACACTCCTGTTATAGGCCTTAGGGGTGATGAAAGAGATATTTACGGTAGAAGGTTTCAAAACGCTTTACCTCCAGGATTAGGTGATTATAGGGATATATTAACTAGCTCACCTATGTTAAATCTTGTTTCCAAAACTGTTTTTAATTACGATACTTGGAGAGATCGAAAAATTTGGAATAATCCTGATGCGATGGGAATGAATCAGTATGAGTACGCTTTAAAAAGTGATGATAAAATAATAAAAGATATATCTCAACTACTTGGTAAAACTCTTGGAAATGAAGGTTTTAATGTAACTCAATGGAAAGAAGGTATTGGATCTATATTTACAAATTTAGATAAAAATCCTTGGTATCAATTAATTGATAATGCATACATATCTGTAACAGGTGGTTTAACAGATAATGAAAAGTTAGAGTATGGATCTATGTTTAATAAAATGCTAGAAGACGCTGTACCTGGTTTAGTTGAAACTAAATTTAGTGGATCTATAGATTTAACAAGAAGAACAGATTTAGATGAACAACAAGAGATAGATGAAGTTTTTTATGAAGATAAATTAGATCAAGCTAATTACAGTATGGCCTTTAAGGAAGCTTTAAGAACATTTAAATATAGAGTTGATCCTAGTGGTTTTTATGTAGATAAAGATGGTGTTCGTATAAAACAAGGTGAATATCAACAACAATATATAGATGATTCATACATAGAAATAGCTGAGGCAACATTAGAGGCTTATAAAATAAGAAATAAAAGATCTGGTATAAAAGAACCTAAGTTAACTGAGGATGACTATAATAGTATATACAGAAGAGTTAAGTCTGCTTTTGAATACGATTATTTAAAAGATGATAAAATAAAACAATTAATGTATCATTACGATAATGGTAATATAGAAACAGCAGCATTTATTGCTTTTACAGAATGGAAGGATAAAACAGAAAATCAAACTAAGAAGGATAATGAAAGGTTTGTAGATGTTTTATTTGATTTAGGAGTTTTTGATAATGATGAATTTACAGATATGTATTACGATCAAATAGATATATATAAAAATGATGTTTCAAAATAAAATTATTATATTTGTAGGATGAAAAATACAAAATACATATACGCTTTTATAATACTTATGTTGTTTGGTTTATTAACTTGTAACGCACAGTTTTTTAAATACTCAACTTTTTATACTTCTATGTCTATGGGCACCCCTATGACAGAGAGAGAGGATTATATAGCTGTAAACAAAGGTTATCAGGATGTAACTGAAGTTAACCCCTATGACTATAATTTAACTATAGGGCTCAGAAAAATTGCTAGATTTGATTATGAATACAAAGTTAAGACATGGTATTATGGTACTGAAAGAGCTGTTGCAGACAACGTTACTATTGGTAATGCTAACGGTTGGGAGTATCTTTTTAATTATTCTTTTATACGTAATCGTGGTGAAGCATTTACTGATCAAAATTACTGGATTAGATACCTGGGAACTAAATGTGTAACAAAACTACAATACACTGATAATCAAAGAGTTGACTTAAGATTTACTTCTTTTGATACTAGATATAGATGGAATAAAGGTAATTGGGATTTTAGCATGGGTGCTGTTATGCGTGTCCATGATCCTTATGGATTTTTGCCGATCAGAGATTTTTGGACCCCAGGTGATAACAATACTTTTAACGACTTAGCTGCTGATTTTGGTTATTCAACTCAATACGTTCAGGGTAATTGGCATTGGTTTAATAATGAACAATTAATAGCAACCAGTAATGATGAGTTTTTTAAACATTATTTTGGAGACGCTATAGCCTCTTTTAATGAAAGAGAGTTAGAAAAGTTAGGGTCACAAAAAGAAATAAGTGCTGTTGTTGGTGTGGCATACTACAAATGGACTGATAAATTTTGGCTACACGCTTGGGGTAATATATTACCATTTCACTATGGTTTAGATGAATACTCTTATGAATATGGTCAAGATGATTTTGATCTATTAGAATGGGATGCGGGTATGGTTTTAGGTATAAGAATTAATAAACACTTAGGTTTATTTGTTGAAGGCACCCACATGAGATACTGGATGAAGCCTGTATTTGATGTTAAGTTTGGGTTTAATTATTTAATATTTTAGTTATGAGAAGATATATTACTTTTTTATTATTGGCGACATTTTCATTTTCACAGGAATATGATTTTCAACAATTATGTTTAGATTGTGCTGAGTCTAATGGTTATTATTGTGGAGATGATCCAGCAAACTGGACTCAATACGCTCCTTTAGGTTGTGTTATTAATGAGTGGTTAAACGATGGTTGGGTCGACTGTGTCGATGAGGGTGACGAAAATGGTGCTGTACCAACATTACCAATGGAATGCATGCCTCCACCACCAGATTGTGATACTGTATATGTGGATGTTCCTGTTTATATATATGAGACTATTTTTCAAACGGATACTATATATGATATAGAATACATAACTCAAATTGTAGTAGACACTGTACAAATAGAGACATTTGTGCCCGAATACATATATATAACAGACACAGTAACTGTATACGAAGATGTTTTAGATACCTTGTTTGTTGATGTTATAGAGTATGTGGACGTATTTGTATTTGACACAATAGTTCAAATAGAAACAGAGTATATAGAATTTTTTACTACAGACACTATAATAGAATATATAGAGATAATTAATACAGAATATTTAGACTGTGAAACAGGACTTCCTTGTGCTTCAAACATTCCTGAAATTATAGAGCAATCTAAGAAAGATAACAAGTTTTATAATTTGTTAGGGCAAGCCATCAAAGAGCCTAATGGTATTTACATTGAAGATGGTCAGGTTAAATATAAACTAAAATAATTATTATGAACATTTTTAAAGATGATAACAACTGGAACGAAAAATCTATTATTGGTTTTGTAGCGTTTCTTATTATGGTTATTGTAATGATAATCGACTTAGTAACTGGAGCTGTTGGATCAGATCTAATTATTAATAAATTTGTGTATGATTCATTTGTTTGGGTTGTACTAGGTTGCTTTGGTATAAGTGGAGTAGAAAAATTTGCAAAGAAAAAATAAAATGGCAAAAGAATTATCAGAGGATAGTAAATTTAACATAAGTATTAAAACCCTTGCTTGGATTGTAGCAGGGGTGGCTACATTAATAGCTGGTTATTATGGGGTTCTTAGTAATATAAATGGTAAATTCATGGAATTAGAACAAAAGGTTGAGGAAGCTTTAGAAAAACCTAAACCAGGAACAGGAACTTATACTATAGATATGGGAGACCCTGCCGCTTCACAAACGTGGCCACCAACAAGAATGGAGTTCAATATGAAAGACGAAATGGCTAGACAGAAAATTGACAACATTATAAAAGAGCTAGACGAACTTAAAGAAGAACTTAAAGAATTAAAAAAATGACAAAAAGAATTGATATTACAGGCTTTGTTTATATGTTAGTAATGATATTGATATTTGCTTGTGGTACCGCTTTTGGTCAAGAGTTTGTATCCTCTGATAATTTTAAAAATAAAATAGCTAAAGACATTGTTGTTGTAGAATTTTGGGCTGGATGGAATGCTCAGAATGAATTTAAAGAATTAACAAAATTAAATGATTGTATGGTTTATAGAATAGATATATCAAAACACATGGATATTCAAATGAAGTATGATGTGTCCGCTATACCTACAGTTATTATATTTGATAACGGAATAGAAAAAGAAAAGTTTGGAGCCACTGTTATGTTTCAGTTAGATGCTGATAAAAAAACTGTACAGAACTCCATTGACACATTGTTGCTAAACAAATTTAATTAGTGAAAATTAAAAAAGAGTACATACCTCAGTCAATTTTACCTAAAAGAAAGGGGGCTATGAAAAATGAAGATGGGTCGGTGTCAACTCACATAATGAGAAGAGAAAAGGTAGATGGTGAGTGGGTTGTTTTTCCTTCTCTATTTCAAAATGAAGATGGAAATTGGGTAGATATGTCTAAAGAAAAAAATTGGATGAACATTTATAGTGAGGCTAAAAGAAGAGGTGAAATAATAAATTTTGGTGAAGATGAACAATCTGCTATAGAATATGCTGATAAAGGATCTTGGAAAGAATATATACCACAAGCGGTAAAAAAAAGAAAAGAATATATACCACAAACACAATTAAACAAAAAATAAATATTATGAATTGGATAAACTCTTGGAACAAAAGAAATAAAAAAAACAAAATAGAAATACAAATAAGACTTGGATACTTAACATTATTTGAGCTTTACATATGTGCTGAAAACTGTGAAAAAGATTGCGGATGCAAAAGAATAAGATTAATGATCTTAAACTTTGGATTTGAAATATAAAAATGTTATTAAATAAAAAAAATACAAAAGGTCCAAAGACTAATAAAAAAAAGCAAAAGTCTGTAGAGGAAAGAAGAGAGGAGATAATGAATGCTATAAATCAGGTTGTTGAAAATGATGACACAACAAACCCTGAAGCTTTACAGCATTTATTAATAAGCACAGCTTTTTTAGAAAACTCCTTGGGTGCTAATAAAAACGCTTATAGCAGAGATTACACAAATTCTCAGTG